GTGTGGCCGTGGACGCTGATACCTTCTGCAGTCACGTCCTGCGTCACATTCAACGGGCCCTGCATCGACGCACTTCCGCCCAACGGGCCTTCGCCCTGGGTCATCTGACCGTCGATCTCGATTGCAGGCGCCGAATTGGTAATCTGCGTTCCGGCGGTCATCCCGATCGTCTGCGTTGCCTGCAGCACAATCGTAGGTGCGGCCATGCTGATCTGGGTCGGCGAGACGATCGATATGCCTCCCGACGAAAACGCTATGTACTGGTTAGGCGTGCCATTCAGGATGCCACCGAAGTAGACTGCGTCTGCCATATCGAACATGCGCCAACTACCCGGGTTCGCTTGATCCCTGTTCGCGATGACGCTAGAGATATCGCGATCAGCGAATCCAGCCCAGCCAATGTCTCCCACCTCGGGATCGATGATGACGGCGTTATTGCCGCCCTGAATCCTGAAGTACGGGCAGTGATAAATCGTTTCGTGTGGCTCAGCATTGCCAGCGCCGTCCGTCTGGTTGACCAGCGGCAGGATGTCGACAAAACCAACGGGAGACACGCCGCCGTTGTTCGTCACGCCCATGATTTTGACCGGCTGCATCGTGCGCACGCGGGCCAGGATCGACCAGACCATGAACGTCTGCGCATTGAAGTCCGATGCGGCAGAGTTTGGCGTCTGGATGCCGTTATAACCCTGATTACTGGCTTGGGGCATTGAACGGCGATCCTGTAAATGAGGTTTCCCACAATCCGTTAGGCGTCTCGCTTTCCAGATCGTGCGAGACCTGAAACATAACGTAGTTGCCGTTGGCAAAAGGAAGACTGCTTTGCACCTGGCACGGGCGTCCGATGATCAGTTGCGGGTTGTACAGGGTCTTGACGGTGATCGATCCGCCGAGCCCTTGATTGCTGGGATATCCGATCATTCCGGTACTGGTGGATATGAGGGGGAGTTCGGCGTTCCGGCTTGCCCCCTTGGGCCAGATGGCCAAAGTCCCGCTATCCAGAGCCCAATTGATATTTGCCGCAGCCGCACATGCCTCCATCTGCTGACGGGGCGAGCCGTGGAAGTATGGCGTCCAAAGCTGAGTTGTTACGCCGCTGTTCTCAAAGGCATAACCATTCTGTGTTGCCAGGTTCTGCATGATGGTCGCAACATCTGCGACCCCCGGGAAGCTCATCGGGGCCGCGGTTTTCACGGCCTCATACAGGCCGGCATGCGCCGCGACATTCAGCCTGATATCTGGAGCGCCGCTCGCATCGATCTGCGCCAGAGAGACCTGCCCCTGGAAAATCGTGCTCATGCCAGTGTCGTCGCCAGCCTCAACAACCATCTGTGCGAATCGCGTCGCGATCTGCCCGTCATTCAGTCGCGTAACCGACGATAGCTGGTTTTGTAGCGATGAAGTCAGTCCATGCACGACAATCGAAGCCTGACCCATCGAAGGAGGGCCGGCATTGGCGATAGTTGCCTGAATTCTCAAGCCCTCGACGGTTACAGTGTCGAAGTCGCCCTCAGTGAACTTGTACTGAACGCCATTCGTATCCCGGCCAAGCCTGAATGTCAGATTGATTTTCCGCCGAAGGAAGCTCATGTGACGCTGACCAGATCAGAAGCCTCGAGATAGACGAACAGGTATCGCGTGCCAAGGCCGGGGCTCGACGGATCGGACTCGCCCTGAGTATCGAAAAAACACAGATCGCCGACGAACCCCAGATAAACGCTTCGCACGATGCGATTCAGGTTCTGGCAGATCACGCCGCCAATAAGCAATGACCCATTGACGGTAAGGTCGCAATAGAATCCAGTGCTCTTTTGATACAGATTGATCTTGCAGTTTTGCCCCGCCAACTGAACACTCAACGTCTGCGAGAAGACGTCTGAAACCGGGATGATCTGCATGAGTTTTTAACCAACCTACGGAGTAACCATGTATCGCTATGTGTTAGCGGTTTCGTTTGTGTTTTCTATGTCGGCATATGCCGATGGAATACCCGCCTCCAAACAACAGGAGTGCGGCCAGAAAGCATGGCTCGCCAGCATGGCGGCAACTGCGAGAGATGGAGGTGTGTCGCCACAAGGCGCGCTGAAGATCGTGACCAACAATCATCCGTACCCGCTTGTCCTCAGCGATAAGTACATGAAGGACGCAATCAACAGCGTCTATTTTGACGACCGACTTCAGGGAATTCCGCCGGAGGTCCTGTATAACCAGGTGATTCAGACTTGCATTGGCCCGACATTTCAGCCACTGCGATAGCCTTACATCACCGAATTGGGACCGAACAGTGTTGCGGGCGCACTCTGCGTCTGTACCTGGCCGTCATTCTGGGCATCGGCCCCGTTGGGCTGCTGCGTATTCGAAAAAGCAGGAGAGGGCGCAATGCGAATCTCCTGCAAGCCGATGTCCACCGTCAGAAGCGTGACGCCATTCGACGAGGTGCGGCGGTAGTCGTAGTGGACGATGTTGGCGTTGCTATAGATCTTGGTCGGAGTCACCACGTCGACCAGTTGAAGCGATTGGGCTAACGCATCAATTGAATTCAGGAAGGCCGTCCGTTCTGGCTCCGTGCCGCCCTTGTTCAAACGGACTCGGGCGTCAAACGGAATCTTGACCTTGTTGTAGCTCTGGAAGGCACCGAGTTCTTGCGGATAGTTTGGAACCTGCCAGTCAGCCCGGTACTCCAGATCAACGACCGAATCGGGAACAATGACGAAAGTCCCATTGATCCCGATTCCCCACTTCGGGCCGGCAAACAGGCCCAGCACGTTTTCGACATCAGCAACAAGTAGCGCTGTCGGGTTGGTGATACTGGCAATCTGATTCAGCAGTTGCGGTACGCCATTTGCCATTTACCTCAACCCCATATTCGCATTCGCCGTGAAGGCATATTGCTTGAGTGAAGAGCCGATGTCCTTGGCAATGCCCTTGGCATCCGTCGCCTGCGTCTGGACCGTGACCGACCCGATCTGCACATCGGTCTTTGAGCTGGTTGACCCGCCAGATGCCTGAGAGCGCGCCGCCTGAAGAGCCTGCGTCATTTCTGCGACGGAGATTGACGCCTTGTTGTTGCCAACCCCAGCGTAATGACTTTGACCGGTGGCGGGATCCGCGACGCTCGCCCATTCCTTCGATGCGGCAGCGAGCGCGGCGCCGATATCGTTGCTCTTGCCGTTGATATAGTCGCCGATTTCCTTGCGCTTGTTGCCAATCAGGTACTGCTGGAAAATCCGGTCCTGAGTGCCCTGATCGAACATCTCGTTGCCGCTCAGACCGAGCGACTTCACCGCATCGGCAAGCGTGCTTCCGATAACCTGGTAGCGTCCGGCAGCGTTGAATTGCCCCGACTGCTGCGCACGCATGACTTCCGCAACCGTCATATGCGCCAGGTCTGCGGTGCTGGCTTTGTAGCCGCCCTTTGCGCCGAGGTTCACGCTGTTGTAGTCACCTTCGCCGCGGCTAATCAAGTCGGCAAGTGCGGATGGGCCGGTACTAGGCGCCCCTCCCCCGGATGCTGATGGGGCAGCATTGGCAGTTGGCCCGGTGGAGTCGCGCTTACCCGTAATAAGGTCCCATATGACCTTGGCGCGCCCTTCGATATAACTGAATGCGCCCTTGAATGCCGCGACGATTGCCTTGGCCAGCATATCGTTCAGACCAAGGATGGCCTTGACTGCATTATCGAAGAAATTGACCCAGTCTTCGGTTTGCTTCCTGATGTCATCGCCCAACGATGACCACGCGTGGCGTATATCGTCGGCGCTACCGAAAAACAGACCGCCTATCAGTTTCAGGACATCTCGCGCATCCGCAAGATAATCAGCGAAAAGTTTTCCGAGGTATGCGAAAGCGGGGCCAACAATCGAAGATACCGAATTCCACGCATCAGCGAAGAACTGCCAGAACCCGCCAAAAGCGGACTGGCCACCCGATATCCACGTCTTCCAGTCGTCATACAGCACGGCGATAGCAGCGACGGCAACGCCGATCCCAGCAGATAGCGCCGCCATGCCGGCCACTGGAGCGGCCAGCACAACCGCAAACGCCGTTACCGCGGCAGCGAGGCCGATGAACATCGCTTCAACCATCGGCCGGTGCGTAGCCGCCCATTCCGCCAGGCGCAATAGTGCTGCGCTCAACCCCTGAATGTATGGCGACAGCGACGTCAGGATCTTTCGACCAAGGTCGGTCGACGCCTGTCCCAATGCGCGCCACGCGGCCTGCAATGCCTGCGCGGATTTGGCATCAGCCTCGTTCGCCGCGCCGATTTTCCTCTGCTCTTCGAGAAGAGCCATCACGGCCTGACGACCCTGCATCAGGACATTGACCGTGCCTTCGTCATAACCCATCCCGGCGCCGAGAGCCTGCGCTCGAGCTGCGTCCATGTGGCTGAAGGCATCGGACGCCATCAACAGTCGTTCGCTCGACGATGTCGCCTTGTCGAAATACTTCGAGATGTTGATTCCG